ATGTGATAATCAGTCACTGATTCGTGACTATGGTATCACTGAAGACGAAGTGGAAGAATTGTCTGACATCGACTTGTTTGAGATTTACGAGGATGTCATGGGTGTTAACGATATCACAGAGGAATAATTATGTATACAGTTGAATGGCATGACAAGTTGTATGTGTGGGAAGTTGTTCGCTGGGATGTACCTGTCAATGGTGTGCGTGCTGGCACTGCAGTTGCTCGATTCAAAGAGAGTGAACGAAATGAAGCCCATGATGTTTGCGACTGCTACAACATGGAAATTGAACAAGAAATTTATAGCGAGTTTGGATAATGAAACACTGTTACGTTAGATTTTACGAGGATCTGCATGTGCTCTTCGATGACAGGTTCATTGAGGTTACGCTGTTTAACTACGATACTGGAGAACTTACATGTCATCTGAATGGAGTAGACGACTGGGAATGTTCATACACTGCACCAGATGCTGAGGATAAATTCAATGCCCTGCTATCACTTGGTGAAGTAACATGGGATGATATCGAACGATTAGGTTTTAAACAATACGGATAAAGAATATGCAAAGATGGATCGAAAATGTAGCTGCATCAGATGTTAGCACTGGATACCACTATGCCTGTGGCGATAATGCTATGTTGATCAGCATTACCGATCCAGCTGGATGGAAGCCAAAGAAGCACCACACATTCAAAGAGATTCACGAGTTTGAATTTCTGGATGCTGAGGACGAGGATGATTTTCCAGATGAAGCAAAGATTAGCGACGAACAGGCAGAGCAAATAGTTGCACTGTTAAAGCATGCACTGAATCAACACATGAATGTGGTGGTACACTGCTATGCTGGCATCTGTCGTTCTGGTGCAGTGGTTGAAGTGGCAACGAAGATGGGATTTACTCCGACAGATAAATTTAGAGATCCAAACAAACGTGTGCTGAGTAAAATGATGAAAGCATTGGGAGTAACATATGAGTCTTGATGTAGATTTAATGGTAACGCAACCAGTCTCTGTGTATGAAGGTAATATCACGCACAATCTCGGTAAGATGGCTGCTAAAGTAGAATTATCAAATGGAGCAACTTTGTATCAAGTACTATGGCGTCCTGATGAGTGTGGTTGGAAATACGCTAAAGATATCTCAGAATTGCTGGATGAAGGATGGAATATCCTGCTATCAGACCCAGAAAAGTATAGAGCATTCAATCCAGAGAATGGATGGGGTTCATATGAAGGACTCTGTGACTTTGTGTATAAGTATCGCAATGCATGCTGGGATAATCCAGAGGCAGAACTACGAGTATCACGATGAAAACAGATGATGTAAATAGAGCCATCGAAACACTGGAACAGGGACTATCATTCCCATCTCGAGTGCAGAGACTGGCAGACCAAGCAAAGGATAGTATTCCAAAAGACCACTTCGCAGTTGATGAGTGGATCGTGGAGTACAATATTCGATTCGCCAAGTTGATTGTGAATGATGTGATTAAGACTGCTGTTCTGTGGGAGAACGATTCACGTAATCACATATCAGAAATTTTAAAGAAACACTATGGAGTAGACAATGGGTGAAGTAAGAGTTTGGAAAGATAAAGAAATTCACATTGAAGTATTGGAGAAAGAAATCGCAGTGCTGAGAACTCGATTCAATCCAGATATGGAAGGTACTGGTCACTACAATACAGCAATCTCTGTGCTGGAAGATCGTGTAAAGGAAATTCGTCGTGAAATCACATGGCCATTCCCACTTGACTGATATTCATTCAATAATGGTGCGTATGGAGAGAGTGGAGAAGGTACTTAATTCTGCTAGGTCTCAGTGGGCAAAGGACTACTGGACCAGTGTATTTCGATACCTGCATCGTCAGCTAAAGTATAGGGCATACAAATGAATCAAAGACTAATTGAACTATACAGATCAGTGAGACCAGTGGAAGCACTAAAGTCTCAGGACATCTATGAATCAGCCAATGTATTGATTGGTTCAGAGGTGGAGAAGTTTGCCGAGTTGATTGTTAAGGAATGTGCTGATGTTGGTTCTAAGTTTAGTATGGCACACCCAGAAGATATTCGTTATCAGATTAAAAGACATTTCGGAGTTGAACTATGAGTGAACTCAAACCCTGCCCAATGTGTGGCTCATCTGCTCAAATGGATTCAACAGGTGTACTTGAGACATATCATGACTGGCAGACGCTATACATCGAGTGTAGCAAAGAGAAGGACGAGCACTGTGGAATGGATCTGTCTATCACTGCTGACTTCTGGAATATACATAATGCCGAGGAACAATTGATCATGTGTTGGAATGGACTGAATAGATAAATCAAAAGGAGATACAATGTTATTCTCACTGGGAATGCTTTTAGGTATTTTTATTGGTGTGGCAATCTGGATTTTAATAAAGGACTAACTATGGAAACTGCAATCTTTATACTGTGCATAGTCGGAGCACTCGTCGTAATCGCTGGAATGGTGGCAATAATGACCACTACTCTAGTGGATGATGATGATTCCACGGGAAGAAAATGAACGAACGAATTAAAGAACTAGAACAACAATGCTGGAGTCATCGTGTTGACGGTACTCTAGTGGATGGACAGTTACACTTTGATACACAAAAATTCGCCGAGTTGATTATTCGGGAATCTGTTGCTGTTGCGGATGATTATGTGAAAGAGTGTACCTGTGAGGAACATATAAAATGTAAACCTCGTACGAGTGCAATTGGTAGAAAGATACGAGAACATTTTGGAGTTGAACGTGAACGAACGAATTGAAAAACTCTTAGATCAGGCGTTAGAAGAATTCAAAGCAGAAAACAAATACGCCACTATTGCTGTTCCTGATCCCGCACAAAGAGATTTTGTAGGAAAATTCGCCGAGTTGATTGTTCGAGAATGTGCCAAAAGGGTAGATTATTGGGAATCAAGACAAGGCGAACATACTGATGATATACTAAAACATTTCGGAGTTAAAGAATGAACGAACGAATTCGAGAACTTGCTGAACAGGCTAAAAAGTATGCTCTTGATGCTATGATTAAAATCACAGACAAAGAACAAGCATTGAAGGTTTATTCAGAAACATATGATACAAAGTTCGCTGAGTTGATTGTGAGGGAATGTGTTGAAGTGTGTCATAAGATGGCAGAGGATTCTGATAGTTATGTGGTTCACGATGGTGATACTTGTGCTGAACAGATTAAAAAACATTTCGGAGTTGAGAGTACCTCAATCAAGGTTGGTAGTCGAGTAAAAGTTGTTTCTGGATTTAACGTGGGTGCAAAAGGCACAGTTAGTTATATTGAGCCTACTGGTAGAATGTGGGTCATGCGAGATGGTGCAAGCACTGATGTGTTCTATCATCCAGAAGAAGTAATTGGAGTTGAACGATGAACAAACGAATTAAAGCACTATTACTTAATGAAAGAAATACGTTTGTCAATGGTGTGACAGAATCCGATAACAAAATATACATTCATGGCTCAGAAGAAAACTTAGAAAAACTCGCCAATCTGATCGTGCAGGAATGTGTGAATATCGTAGAAGGAATTAGTCCTGGATATGAAGATTATCGTAATCAGATAGAAGATGCATTCCGACGTGACGCTATTAGTGAGATGAAGTCTATCCTATCGGGAGAAGAAAAATGTTGGTGTCATACCTGTAGACCGATAGATCCCCGAGATCCAGAATCCGTCTATATGAGGCTATGTCCCAACTGTGGAAACAAACGATGTCCTAAGGCTACAGACCATAACAATGAATGCACCGATAGTAACGATGCAGGACAAGAAGGATCTATCTATTATATTAGAGAATGGATTTAAATGATGAATAAAACCATAGATCGAACATGGGTAATGATATGAGACGATTCTATCACTATGGATCTAACCCATTACCTAATTATCCCAGACCATCTCCGCCACCAATGCCACCAGAGAGAAAGTAATGAACCGAACCAAGAAGGAAGTATATACTAATGAAATATCTTAAAGCTAATTTTGTGATACCATTCCTGTGGTTCTGTGTGTTGCAACCGATGATATTCTTTGTATGTGTAGCTGTAATTATTGGTTCAGCGATTGATCATATGATGGGTCTTATTTAGGTGTGCTATGGTGGACGGAGTAACCAAAAAAGCGTGTGTAGTGTGTATATGAGCGTAAGTGATGGCGTATAAAGAAAAGCAATGCCCTAAATGTGGCACCAAGCACACCAAACGTGGCGAATTCTGTTCACGCAGCTGTGGCAATACACGTGCACATACTGATGAATCCAAGAAAGCGATCAGTGATGCTAAGCGTGAATGGCATGCCACCAGTGATACTGCTGCTGTGGTGGCACATAACTATAC